CAATTCCCTGATAGTATACAGGTTTGCAAGGGTAAAATCAGGGACAGGTTCAAGGGGGGCAGGGACAGGTTCAAGGGGGGCAGGGACAGGTTCAACGATGGTCGGAGGGGTTTCTACCCCTACAAAAAATTCAGGGGGGGTTTTAGGCTGTGTTTGTTTAAAAACCTCGTCAATGAAGTGGATACAAGCTGATACCGATGCAAAGAACATTAGAACAGAAATACTGAGATGAACCGTCTCACCTAAGATAAGATTAGCTAGTTGATAGTTAGACATTTAAAGTACCTCTTGTTTTGGTTTGAATTTGGTTAACCCGGTGAAGTGAGTGGGTTAACCCTTTGCTTATGTTTCTATTATGCCTTACTTTTTAGGGTCTGTCAAGAGTTAATGTATTAGAATAACTTATCAAGGTTATAATAGTTACTAATGGGTTGGGGTTAACTCTTGATTATTTTTTCTAGGTAGGTATAGCGTACCGTGTACGGTTGATGAACATACGGTTGTGATTGAGATTAAGTCCATAGTTAGTTCCGTCCTGTCTCACTTAGTAGGGTTTGCATTCACCACTGACCACTTCCAAGTCCATACAGACTTTATTATTCGTCAGTGGTGATTCCTGAGAGAGATTAACCACCATCAGAATAAAAGGAGCCAATAAAATAATTACTGCCAGTGTATAAATTTTGTTCATTGCACATCTCCGTTCTATGTTTCTATTATGCCTTACTTTTTAGGGTCTGTCAAGAGTTAATATATTAGAATAACTTATCAGGGTTATAATAATTACTAATGGGTTGGGATTAACTCTTGACTATTTTTTCTAGGCAGGGGTAGCGTACCGTGTACGGTCTAGGCTTTTATGGGAATCGGTAGTATCGTTTAACCAGACCGTAACGACTGTCCAGTGTAGGGGGGTTTCGGCAGAAAACACCATAACTAAGTCTTTGGTGTTTGAGTATGGGAAACGGTAAACATATCGAGGAAACTGTCTGGTCAAGTTTAATTCTATCAACTTACCGCTTGAGGGGTTAATGACAGACGGTAAATTAATTACACCGTCTCTTTTGGACTCTATCCGTGCATGGGGGGTGTACCGCAGGCTACGTTTAGCTGTAGGAAACTGGAAATCTTTAGGGAAACCTATTTGATAATGGTAAATCATGGTAGGTACTTGTTGGGGTGGGTTTGTTTTCTTTCATGTATCTACTATAGCAACATTATAGGGAGTCTGTCAAGTAGGTCAATCATTAATCTTTCTTATGGGATTGATAACGGTAACTAATATAAGATTAGCTTATCCGTTAGATAGTTTAACTTATATAAGTCTTGCTTATGAAATTGATAAGGCTACCTTATCTGAGGGTAGCCTTTAGGATTTATTTATTTTTGGTTTTATCTAGTAACCGTTGTACCCGTTCTTGCATCTCTACCCTCACATAACTCGTATAGGCATAGGTGAACCTACCCACTCACACACCTGCAATGAACTCCCTAATCCTATTAGTTGGGTTAGGGAGTATTGCATGGGTTAATTATTCGTGAAGTACACAGTAGTCAAAATCATATTCAAACAATAACAGATTAACTCGTCGGAATAGAGACTCGTAACGCTCTGAGCGAAGATGTAGGGAGTAGGATATTTGGTAGTATTTGTCTGGGTCTGGGTCTTCTGGGTCTTCACTGGAAAACCAATTTGTTGAGTCGTCGTCGTTGTTAGCGACTATCCCTAAACTGTGTGCTAATCTGATTAGACCATCCAAGCCTATCTCCGATATTTCTTGCCAGTAATCTTCTTCTATATCTAGTGTTTCTAGGTTTGGGTCATATTCGCAGTGATAACCCTTAAAATAAAATCCTTGTTCCGAATATTCCCCATCGACTGCTGACTTTAGTGAAACTACTTGATAGACGATTCTAAATTGAGACATAATCGGTTTCCTTGTAGGTATGTTACTATTATATCAGGGTTTACTGGGTATTGTCAATCCCTCAACCATTAGAATTTCTTATCAGTGGGTATAATGGAAACTTGTACACTTCGCCGTCTATCTTTACCTCCACATAACCCGTATAGGTATAGGTGAACTAACCGTTACACGCACCTGCAATGAACTCCCTACCCTATTGGTTGGGTTAGGGAGTATTGCAGGGGTTAACCAGTTTAAATTTTTGGTTAACCCTGAGTTAACTATTTAAACCGGTACAATTCAATATAACCTTTGGTTTTAAGAATTTCTACCAATGAATAAGGGAAATGATTGGCAATGTCTATGAACCATAATCGGTCATAAATTATACTTACCTCACCATCATAATCATAGTAATAATCATCAGTCAGGAAAAAGTAATCTTCCATACCCTCAACACGAGGAGATAACCATTCGTCGCATAAGGCATCCTCTAACAAGTCAAACCATAAGTAATCTACAGGTTTATCGAAAAACTTTGGATTTTCCTCTAATTCTTGAAAAAATTCTAAAGTTGGGACTAGGTATATTACATCATCCAGTCTATAGATACTAAAGTATACCCCCTCACGCACTAGGTTGTCTTGGAATCTTTCGCTTAGTATGAATAACATTTTGGCTTCCTTTTTGATTGGTTGTTACTATTATAGCAGTGTTTTTCTGGACTGTCAAGGGTTAACTTGGTTAAATTTTGGTTAACCCTTGATTTAGGTTAGTCTAAGGAATCTTCATCCTGCCGGTCGGTTATTTCACGGGCGATTTCTTCGCAGGCATACCACACCATGAGATTATAAAACTCATCTAGAGATTCTAACATATCAGCCCGTTTGAAAGAGGAAATCATCTCAGCCACGTTTTTACAGCCCAATTGTTCCGCTTGTTCAACTGCATAATCCCAGATTTCCTGTCCATATTTTTCCCATAACTCGACACATTCCGAATATGTTGTTACACCGGGAAAACCACAATCCACCCCATGATTTACAATATCCTCAGCATACTCGGAGAGATTTTCCTCAAACCATTCTTTAAATTCTTTCATTTTTTTTTCCTTGTCGGTATGTTTTCATTATGGCACTTTTTCGGGGGTCTGTCAAGGGTTAACTTGGTTAAATTTTGGTTAACCCTTAATTAAGGTTTAGAACTTAAATGTTCCATACGGGCTTAGATAGAACTCTGTAACATCCTCTTGATTAGGTGGGAATGCCTCTACCCATTCCACTATAGCATCTATCAATACATCTCGGTTGACTGTCATTTGGGATAAATTCTGATAGAATACTTTGTCATCCCAGTAGTACAAGTGTACTTCCCTCAGTGGGTTTTCTAAGTCAGAAATTTCTAATCCATCTTCTGCTAGTAACTGCTCACAGGTTAAGATTTGCGCATAGATTTCTTGTAATTCACAGGTTAACAGTGTTTCTAGATACCAGTGGTAAGTAAACATAATCGGTTCCCTCTTTGGTATGTGTCCATTATAGCAGTGTTTTTCGGGTCTGTCAAGGGTTAACTTGGTTAAATTTTGGTTAACCCTGAGTTGAGTTTAGAATGCGTATGTCGCTAATTCAGCTTTTCTGGTTTCTAGGAACTCCCGACGGTTTCTGGTTATCACCTTGAGTTGATACCCGTAGTGTTCCTCTAGGAATTTCTTATACCAAGCATATTCGTCTGGACTAGCAGGTACAGTATCACTAACGACCCAATGGGGGTCACATCCACCATGCCCCCCTACATATTCCCATGATTCACAGTAATAGGGGTTATCGCAACTGACGATTTCTGGAAAAATGGCTATAATACTATTTGAGTATTTTACCCATTTACGAAAAATTACTTTTGTGGGGGAGTTTTCAGTAGTCATAATCGGTTCCCTCTTTGGTATGTTACTATTATGGCATTGTTTAAGGGGAAAGTCTAGTGGACAGTTAAGGAACTGTCACACTCCCTACTTAACTAGGTTAGATTGAGTTTAACTTAGTTTAACTCTAGTCTAAGTAAATCCATCCTCGTATGGACATAGCGTTGCACTCACCAAATTTTTCTGAGGACTCCGAAAGTCGGTCTAATACAGCCTTATCACAACCGTTCTCATCCCAGAACCCAGAACCATGATGATTACGGTTTAGGTAGAAGTTATGACCTACCAGTTCTTCGCTAAACCCAGACTCTAGAAAGATATTAATATCCTCTTGGTTTTCGCTTAAGAATCTTTCTACATCCCGTGCGGCTTTTTCTTTGGATTTATTGGTGAAACCGTGACCCATTTTAGGGGTTTCCCCTCCATTTTCCCCCAGACAACACCATTCTGCGGCCGTTAAATAACCACTTATATAGGGGGAAACATCATCAGGGACGTGGTTAGGGTAAAATTGGGGCATATTTTTAAGGGTGGTTAAGGTGGTTAACGGTTTAGTTCTGTGTGTCAAGATTATATTTCTTACCTGAGTAGGTTTTGTTGCAATCATTACATTGAAACACGGGATAAGGGTTTCCCTTTACATCCTTTTTAGTGGCTCTATTCTTGACCTTTAATGACCCACAATGTGGACACTGTTTACCGACTAGGTTTTTATAAAAACCTTTAGATTTTTTTAACCATTGTTCATCGGTAATTATTCCTTCCCCCCAAGATACTAAATCGGGCAGAATTTTGGACAGAATTGGTAATCTTGAATGAGTCATAAACTGTTCCCTCTTTGGTTGTTACTATTATGGCATTGTTGTAATGGTTTGTCAAGGGTTAACTGGGTTAAATTTTGGTTAACCCTTGACTAAGGTTAGGACAGGGTTAATTCTAATTGGATTCCATCTACCCAATTAGGGTTAAAGAGTAACATTAGTGCATCCCGTAATTCCGACCGTTGTGGTGTGCTTAGTTCCGAAAAATCAAAATCACTATCATCAACGTCCTCCTGTAAATCTGTGTTATTGACTACTGCATTTAGAAAATCATAGGGGTCAATCAGTAAGTCTATAGGGTCGTGAGGGTCGTGATTTTTATTGGCTATTTTGCCCTCTAATTCTGGTAATATCTCCAAAATTTTCTTAGCACACTCATTACATCCTGTCTCGTTCCAATATTCCATCCATTTTTCATTTTGTATTTCACCATACACTTGTTCGTCTAGCAGGTAATAAACGGTCTTTATCTGCTCAATAAGGTTGTCAATCTCTAGCACTAGAGGACTATCCTTTTTTAACAGGATGGATGTAAACCGTCCGAAAAACCCGCCGAAACTAGCTTCTATACAGTCCTCATTGTTAATAAAACGGGATAGCACTCGATAGTTAGCCATATCCGATATTTCTGACGCATCCGACTGCGAATAGACTACATAATATCCTTCGTAGTTAGTGCCTAAGTAGTTAGGAGCATCTTGCCATAATTTCAGGTGTTTCGCTTTCATTTTTTCCTTCCTTGATTGGTTTAGATTGGTTTAGTAGGTATGCAATCCCTTGCTATCAAAGCAAAATAACTCCATATAAGTTCGAGTAATTTCAGAATGAACAAAAGCCTTAATCTTTATTCGATTTTCTGGCATCCAAGCTTCTAAAGTAATATAATATGACTTTAAGAAGCTTTTTAGTTGTGTATCATTCTTGACTTCTAAATCTAAGCTTAATCGATTTTGAATCTCACCAGTTGTATCCTTAATTAAGCGATTTTTAGAATCACGAACTTCTAAACAAATCCGAAATTTTTCCGACATTTTGCCCTCTTTTGTGTTTCTACTGTTTACCGATAACCGATAACTGATAACTAATCCCCTAATTCCCAATCTACATAGTCGAGATTATCACGCCAATCAAGCAGATTGGGCATTTCATTCTCATCCCCAAAACTAAGCGTGATAGCCGGGTAGATATTTTCAAGCAATTCTAAGGCTTGTTCTTTGCTAGAAGCGGGTAAGGTTACTTCCAATTCAATGCGAAGTATTCCAGTAAATTCTTTAGGTTTTGTCATGGTTTCCTCGTTGATGTGTCTATTATGGCATTGTTCATCTGGTCTGTCAAGTCTTTTTGGAGTGGACAGTTTAGAAAGTGTCCACTGTCTAAGCCCTTAGTTACGGGTTATATTAGTCGATACTGGCGTAATCCCCATAGAAACAATCCCAGAATTTATACTCACTTACTGGGTCTGTCCAGTCTATAACTACATTCTCCGATTTAAATTCCAAGTCGGCAAAGAAGTCAATAGGCATTCCCTGAAAATCCCCAGTATTATATAGTAACCATTCCTCTATTCCTTCTTTAACATCCCCATTCTGTTCTATTTTTTCTTCAATGTCATCTAATTGATAGCTGTCTAGAGTAATTTCTTGACACTGTTCTTGATTGTACCATCCGTACCCGATTAATCTTACGAAGCTTTTAACTACTATGTACTTCATGATTTTTGGTTTCCTGTTTGTTTCGGTTTATGTGTCCATTATGGCATTGTTTTTCTGGTCTGTCAACCTTTTAGGGAGTGGACAGTTTAGGAACTGTCCATTGTCTAAGCCCTTAGTTACGGGTTATACTAGTCGATACTGGCGTAATCCCCATAGTAACAATCACAGAATTTATTCTCACTTTCAGGGTCTGTCCAGTCTATGACTACATTCCCAGAGCTAAGTTCTAAGTCGGCCATAAAGTCAGTAATACCGGAATAATCACCAGCATTATCTATTAACCATTTTTTAACTACTTCCTTTACTTCATGTCCTTCTTTAACTTTTTCCTCAATGTCATATAATTCCCGGCTGTCAAGAGTAATTCCTAGACACTGAAATTGGTCATACCATCTTACGAAGCTTTTAACTACTGTGTACTTCATGATTATCGCTTTCCTGTTTGTTTTGGTTGATGTATCTATTATGGCATTGTTTTTCTGTCCTGTCAACCTTTTTGGGAGTGGACAGTTTAGAAAGTGTCCACTAGGGGTTGAATTGGGGATAACTGTCTCTCAAGATGTCTCTGTAATCTTGACAGTATTCACTAAAGTCAAAACTGTTACTTCCCATATAGATTGTCCGTACCAATTGATTACCGTGCAAATGGTACACCCGGCGACTAAAAAATCCTACTCCCCGTTCTATATATCGGGGGAAAATTTCCCCATTGGGTTTAGGGTAATTTCCTATAAATATTTTGCTCTCGTCTATCACTTGTTTGACTCCTATGTTTCGGCTTATGTGTCTATTATGGCATTGTTCATCTGGTCTGTCAAGTCTTTTTGGAGTGGACAGTTTAGAAAGTGTCCACTAGGGGTTTTACTAGGGATACTTCACATTGTTTTGATTGGTTCCCACTTGTTTGACTCCTGTTTTTCTTTCGATGTCACTACTATAGCAGTGTTTTCTATGGTAGTGCAACCCCTAGTGGACACTTTGATAATTGGCACACTGGGTAATATTTACCCCTCTTTCCTATGTCTAGTACAAGTGTACCAAAGAGTGGGCTTCATCGGCTGACGTGAAAGCCTTATTTGTACCTGCAATTCATTTACCACAGGTTAAGATTTGGTTATGGTTGGCGGGAAAGCCTTATTCGTGCCTGCAATACCTTTTACACTTAACCCAGTCTTAACCAGTCTTAACCCAGTCTTAACCAGTCTTAACCCAGTCTTAACCCAGTCTTAACCCAGTCTTTACCAGTCTTAACCCAGTCTTTACCAGTCTTCCCTATGTCTAGTACAAGTGTACCAAAGGGTGGGCTTCATCGGCTGACGTGAGACTCAGATTTGTGCCTGCAATGCTTTTTTCGCCCTAAACACCACTTCAACCCTCGGACTAGTACAAGTGTACTAGGGTGGGAGGGGTGTACGCCCAAACTATATTGGACAAGATAATTATTCCTAGCTAGGATAGAAAATATGGCTTTAACTTTTGCCCCCCCAGTCCCCGCAAGTGGACATTATCAACTAGACCCTTTATACGTTAACTCCGGTGTTGACATCGTTCGTGCTTCTTACGGTTATAATTTGAATGGTACTGCTGATGCTGACCAATTACTTCAACGTCAAGCCATCATTGCTCTTTTAGAGTTTGCTATCGAAGATACCGCTTTCGTTAATGCTATTCAGGCAATTGCCGCTACTGCTGGTGTTACTACCCCTGCTTCCTTCGTTTCGGCGATGGTTACTAAATTAACTGCTTAATCCGTCCTAATCTGGGTCTGATTCAGCCTTAACCAAGCCCCCCAGTCATGGGTGGGTATTTTTTTGTACCTATTCCCCTTATTGCAGGCATATTATTATTAAGTCACAAACCCCCTACCATAATGGTTTTTTTATTGCTTTTAGCTTCTTTAATGGTCTTTGCCATTACTATTGTAGCCATTGTTGGTTTACTGTTGGCTTACCGTCAACCTCCTGAACCTCAACGCTTTGATGATTTATCCGATTTCGATTTATTAGACCCTAGGGAATTTGCTGACCGTAATTAAACTGTCAACAACCACACATTTTTGTTGTCTTCTAATGGGTGATAAGGGGTCATCCTTTTGGGTGATGGGTGTGGATAACTTTTACCCTCTTGAGTAGTACAAATGAACTATTATATAACTATATAGTTATATAATTATATGGTCAAAAAGTGCTTTTTGTGTGGCTGAAATCAGCCCCTAACCCTAAACCTTCCTAATTTCGCCTCTAAAATGATGTATATCAAACTCCTGGTCGGTATTGGTTTTCTCTGGTCAACCTAAAGGATTGTGAGACAATTATGAAAAAGAGTTATGGTGGATTTTACCATTATTTGGGGTTGGGGGGCAAAAAGAGTTATGGTGAAATTTACCATTATTATTCTTGGGTTGAGGGGGGGGAGATTTGTTGAGAAATGTTTCTTCGGTTAAAACCCTTTGAGTGTCTTATCGTACCTGAGATTGGCTCAGGGTCAGCCTTTTAGACTATACGCCCAATCCAGAAATTGGATTCTAAAACTTTTTATAGAGGGATAATGAGAAAGAAAGACGTTAGAATGAGCAAAGAGGTCGTGGAACAAACCAAAAAATTGTTCCAAATCTATAAACTGGGAGGGGTGTCTGTTAGGACTTTGGCAGAACGGTTCGATATTCCTTGGACTACTTTAAGAGATAGATTTCGTTCCCAATATGGTAAACAGTATACCAAACATAGAGCAGATGAAGGGACTGTCCATGCTGTGATTAAAGAACATTTAAGTCGTCTAGAAGGTATTCACTTACGCAGGGCGGCTGAATGGTATCGGAAGAATCAAGCAGAACTCCTAATGCAAGCTCTTGAAGACCAAATGAATCCAGGGCAACGACCTAAAGTATATACCGAACGTCGTATGGATTCTGATACCAAAGCTATGTGTCGTTTGAACCATGATATAGGGTCTTCTCCTTATTTATCCGATGGTAGGTATGAACCTAAAATCGATGGTGAAGATTCTGACGAACCTTTACCCTCTGACTTTTGGGATTAATTGGGTCTAACGGGGTCTGGCTGGGTCTAACGGGGTCTGGCTGGGTCTAACGGGGTCTGGCTGGGTCTAACGGGGTCTGGCTGGGTCTAACGGGGTCTGACCCATCCTCAACCAACCTTAACCAACCTCTACCATACCTTAACCAACCTCTACCATACCTGACCCATCCTCAACCATACCTTAACCAACCTCTACCATACCTGACCCATCCTCAACCATACCTTAACCAACCTCTACCATACCTTAACCAACCTCTACCATACCTGACCCCCCCTGACCCCTTTGGAAGGGGTTTTTTATTGTCTTCCCCCCGTCTGCCCCGGTTAAGCTGGGGTGTGGTTCAAATGTACTAGACAAAGATGAACTAGGGGGGTAGGGGGGGGGGGTTCTCTTTTTTCAGGGCGACCCTTCCTATTCCATCCCCCCCAAGTTTAACGGGGCTTAACTGGGTTTGACCCCCCAGACCCCCTTTGACCTTGGGTGTGAGTATTTATACCTATCCCTAAAGACATAGTACGGGTTTTGACCTGACCAGACCCCGTTTAACCCCTTCAACCCAACCTGACCCAGTTAGCTAAGGGTGGAAGTGGGGGGGTTCTTGGGTTTTTTTTTATGGAGACCTCCTTGATTCCACTTGGTCGGATTGGGTTTGACCCTGCCAACCCCAGCCTAAACCAACCAGCCCCAGCCATTCCCTACTAGGGGGGTAGGGGGGTTAGGTTGGTTTTTCAGGGCGACCCCCCTTATTTCACCCCTCCCAAGTTTAACAGGGCTTAACTGGGTTTGACCCCCCAGACCCCCTTTTAACCCAGCCCCGACCATTCTAGCCCTATTTCTAATACATTTGTACTATATTAATCCACAACTGGGGGGGTTCGAGGCATTTTTCACCCCCCCCTAGTTTCCCCTTTAGACTCTGATGAAACCCAGTCTGGTCATGTTCAACCCAGTCTGGTCATGTTCAACCCAGTCTGGTCATGTTCAACCCAGTCTGGTCATGTTCAACCCAGTCTGGTCATGTTCAACCCAGTCTGGTACAAGTGTACTAAGGGTCTAACAAGTAGGGGGGTTACTTGAATCTGAAATTCTCTCCGAACCCCCCTACTTGCCCCCTTAGAACCAGGTGAAACCCAGACAGGACAAGGTTTCCAGGTTGCCTCCTGACTTCCCCTATTAGGACTTAATTGCCGTTGTTGATGATGGTTAGACCAAGTTTAAAAATCTGTCAAAAGTTCAGTGTTTTATGGGTTGCAAATTTTTCACGCCCAAGTTATAATAGGGAGAGAGTCTTGAGGTCAAATTATACTCTAGGACAAACATTTAACCTACCCATTTTTAGGAAATGTATAAATGGATACATTTTGAGTCAAACTGGGGCTTAAGGGACACCAACATCGTCAAACCATTCCAGCACGGGGTTTGCGGGGGATTTGCCAAGTCGAAACTGGAGTAGATAGGGTTAACTGGGGAATTGATGTCCTATGACATAAAAAACCAAAGCAACCCCCCACTTGATGGGTTAAAACAGGGCTATATCTTTAGAGGTAGGTATAAATACTCATACCTTGTGCATAACGGTTAGTCGAGGGCAGTGCGGGGGGAATTAGTCCTCCCCTGTAGAAAAAACTAACCTACCCCCCTACCCCCCCTAGGAGATGAGAGACTGGTTAGGTTGGGGCAGTGCGGGGGGAATTAGGTCTCCCCTGTAGAAAAAAAAAACCTATCCACCCCCCTACCTACCCTGTTGACGGGTTAACCTGGAAACTCTACAGGGTCGGGACATCATTAACAACTAGGGGGGTTATTTTAGGATTCAGACCCCCCTAGTTGGGAATTTAATACCTAAAACAAATAGGGTTTTATCAACTCTAAACAGGTTAGACATTGATAAACCCTATTCGCTATGTTAGCCTTACTCTAAACCAATTTGTTTGATTTTGCCAATTTCACAAGCCTTTTTGACAGCTTCAAATGGTTCTAAACCATCTTCAACAATAAATCTGGAAGCTAATTCTTCTGCAAACTTTAGCTCTCTTAAGGCTTCAGTAGGAATATGGTCACGGATAGCTCCTGATTCCTTAAGTTGATAGTGGTCTTTGGCTTGTTTTGATTTAACGCCTAAGACTACCCCATTGAGATAGTCTGTAGAATTAGGATAGATGTACTTTTTGTAATTAGAACTTAGTTCTAGGTTATTTTCCAAATAATATTTGAAAGAGTCAGTTAGGGTGCGTCGGGCGATTTTGCTTTCAACTCTGGTTTGGAGACGGTCATTGCGTTCTTCTTCAGTACGTTGGATATTGAAAGCAGAATCAGCCCGACGTTCTAGAGTTTCAATTGCACAAGCGGCTAAAAGCAGACTGGCTTTGATATTGCCGTCAGCCGCAAACAATAACCAGAAGTTCGGGACATCAGTTAAACTTATGGAATTAATTTCTAGTCCAGTTCCTTCAATTTTGACTTTTTCGATGCACCCAAAACCCTGTGGTACTAAGGCTTTTGCCTGTTTTGAGGTGATTTTTTCGATGAACCGTTTAGCCGCTTGTTTCGTTGAATAGTCGTCATCAGCAATACTTATGAATGCTTGAGTTTGACTCATCCGATAGCTACCATTGGGTAATTGATAAACGTCTAGTTCAAGAGAACCAAGTTTAATGATTGCTTTTTTGGCTTTGTTGTCCATAGCTAAATTCCGGTCTGTGAAAAAGAATAACAGACCATAAATCAATTATGGCAAATTGTTTGAATTTGTCAATGTCCAGACAATGTGAAAATACGGAAATCCTGACCCCTGTTAGACAATAACGCCCAAAGCAGAAAATGTAAACCCAAGTGTACAATTAAAAGAGATATGACACCGGAAGAAATTAAACAATTATTAGAGGAATCGCAACAGGCGTTTCTAAACCAACTACAAGGGGAATTGGGAACGCTAAAGGCAGGCATCTTAAGCGAGGTAGACCGAAAAAACAGTGGATTGGCGAGTAGTCTACAAAAATCCTGGGATAAAAAAACCACAAAAGCACCCGAACCTGAGCCAGAATTAGAAGTGGAAGTGGAGACACCCAAACAGAAACTAAGTCTTCAGGCTCTACAGAAACAGATTGAAGATTTGAAGGAACAGTCAAAGGAAAAAGACAGAAAAATCGTAGCCAAAGAACTAGAAAACATCTTAAACTCAACCATATCCAAATTTAAGCCCCTAGACTTAGGAATTGCGACCAAAGCCTTTAAGCTACAGTACGGGGATAACTTAGTTTACGAAGATGGTGTAGCCTTTGTCAAAAATGGGGATACTGTGGAAAGTGTGGATGAGGCGTTAGGAAAATTCCTAGAAACTGATTTCGGTAAAAGTCTGTTACCCCCGACATCCAAAGCTAGGGGTGCTGGGTTAAAACCCCAAAACAGTAGCCCTGCCCCCACAGAGGGGAAACGGGACATTCTGGAAGATTTGTTTATTGAAGATTAAGTTAAGGTTAAGAGGGTTCTGCTTTAGACCCCTCTCCCCTATCCCAAATTAACCCAAACGAGTCCATCATGGGTAGTCAGGCAGTATAGAGCCTCGACTACCTTAATTAGTTTTAAAGTCAGAAACGGGTTAAGTTCGGGTAGTTTAGAAAGAGCTAGTAGGTCACGAATGATACCATCAAAAGCATTGCAACGGATAACAGAAAGACTAACACAGATAGGGTTGTTATAGTCAGAAGAACCTAGTAGGGCAAGGCGTTCAGCCAATTCATAGGGGGCGGAGTCGAGACCAGAGATAAGGAAAGAAATATTGCAATGGGTCTCAAACTTTTCCAATTCCAACTGAAATATACGCATCTTAACACCTACCAATATTTAGACTTAGATTGAGCGGAGTTAGACAATAACGCCCAATGCTATTTATGTATGGATACTACGGCCAGCCTAAAAAATCGTAGAAACCCTGTGTGGGATAAAACACAAAAGAATCTACTGAAAATAATAGGAAAATTAGAAAATGGCAAAGCTTAATTTAGCAGTAGTCAACACGATTTTTTCGGAATTGTTGACCAAAGAGGTAAACCGTGAAGCAACCTTCTTGTCGTTGCTGACGAAGTTACCCGAACGTAAGTCCAATATCCAGTGGTCTGTAGGAGTTGGTGGAACGCAAGCAACGGGAGTAGCAATTACTGGTTCAGCACCTGCGGCCAGCCAAGACGTAACTATTCCGGCACAGTTACCCATCAATAGTTCTTCGTTACAATCTACTTTCACCTTGAACTTGAAAGAGATTGAGGAAGCTAAAGAAATGGTTTCCAATGCAGAATTACGTCAGTTGCTGTCTGCACAAATGCGTAATGCAGTAGACGAACAAGCTACTACCTTAAACCGTAAATTATACAATGGAACTGGTGCGATTTCTGATGGAGGAATCATCGGTCTATCCATTGCGGCTGGTACTGGAGATTATGCGGGTATTCCTTCAGCGACCTACCCTTTATGGCAAGGACAGGTCGTAGATTGCTGGGATGCTGGAGCGGCCGCAACCGACAAACGCCAAGCCTTAAAAACCGACTTTATGCTGGAATTAGACCGTAAAATCCGCTACCGTCCTGGTCGGTATGACCTAATCCTAACTACCCCTAAAGTCGTTGAACAATACAAGAAAGTCTTTGAAGCCAATCGTAGCTTCCAAATCATGACTTTTGACGGCAACCGAGTTCCTTTGGTGGACTTAGGATTCAACGTGGCTGGTTACATGGGAACCCCAATCATCGATGATGTGTATTGTAACCGTACCCGTACTGCGGCTGAATCTGCCATTACCACTGCTCTCGGTACTGATGTTGACGAAGGTGTAATGTATTTCTTACGTCGTGAAGACTTAACGTTCTATTCCGCACCCGTACAGAACTCGTTTTCGGCTAATGGTGTTTATACCTTAATGCGCCAACTGGCTCAAACTAGCTTGTATGTGGACAACTTCGTAGTTGGTTGTATTGCCCAGTTGCAATTAGCCACTCGGAAAAACGTTGGAGTTATCCGTAATATTAAAGTCGCCTAAGACTTATTAAACCCTAAATCACCCCTTTAACTGGGGGTGGTTTTTTGTCCTTACCCCACGCCTAAGTGTACGGCTATCTATACAAGGAAACGGTTGGCAATCCAGTGAAAATCGTGCTATGATGGAGAGGTACAACCATTATAGGTGAAAAATGTCAATCGTACCTAGCAATCAGCAAGAATTATTGGCTTTTCTGAAACAGGATGCCAGCGAACAAGGAAATCTGTCTATCCGAGGTGTGGCAAGAATGGTAGGAGTTGCACATCAAACCATCCATGAAGGGCTTGGAACTCCGTCAGGGAAGTTGTCCCAAAAGCTTATAGGGCAAGGATTTAACCCGTCAGGGCTGTGTACCGATGGATTCTCACCTCAAGCAGTAATTCTCGTTCTCGAATATTATGCCTACGAGTCCAAAGCAAAAGCTCCAATGGCAAAACAGCTAATGAGAACATTTGGAACAATTGGACTGATGGAAACGCTGAAAAATATCAGACAGCCCCAACCAGAACCAAAACAGAGTCTGGTAGCAGAACCATTAAGTTTTGAAACTATTGCAAACTGCACTTCACAAATGTCTCAATGTGCCGAACAATTTGAAAAGTCCGGAGATTTGCAATTAGCTCAACTAATCAAAACCACTATGGGGAATCAACTTCTGATACTCAATCAAAATCTTTTGAAACCAGTCGAAGTCGAGGAATATGAAGGTTGTGTGGATGTGGCAATCCGTTTAGGGTTTGCAGTACCATCAAATTATGAGGGGTCTTTAGGGGCTTTTGTCCAGAAACAATGCGGACATTTGATGATTGGTCAAAACAATCGCTACTCTACCGCATCTCACAAAAAAGTACCTGCTTTCATGTATCCTGCTAAAAATCAGGAAGTAGAGCAAGCAGTGACCAGTTATTGTGTTTCTAAAAGTTTCAAAAATCGCAATGTTAGTCTGATGGACTAATAGCTAATCAAAAATAGGATAGTGGAAGGTTTGTCAGCCTTCCTTTTTTGTTTTTACCCGTCTTAACAAAACTTAACATATCGTAACAAAACTTAACACTGGTGAAACAATAACGCTCAAACTAAATAAAACACCTGCCAAGAGATAAAAATGCTGTTCACACCAGATGAAATATCTAGAATTAAAATAGCACTTGGGTATGAAGAATTTCCTAAGTATGAAGCTGATGTGCAGTTCATGCTAGAAGTGATTGAAGACCAAGTGCGCTATGAAAGAATCTTATTTTTACTGGAAAAAGTGGAAGAAATAGATAGTAAAATACAACAATATGTAGAGAAACTCTATGTAGAACAGGTAGAGGGTATAACTTTGAACTATGAAAAAGTGGTACTGGGATTGAAAAAAGAAGGTCTGCGGAGACTAAAAGAATTGTCTTGGCAGACCAACTTAGATATAAGAAACTCCCCGTTTAAAGGTAATGACGGGTTTAGCTTTGTCGCCTATTGATGAGTATCTCTGTCAGAATCAAAAAAGTCCTTTGCTTCTAAATCAGAGTTAAATGGCATAACCCAATGGGTAGTTACTTGGCGAATTTCAGTCCCATTAAGAATCCTGGTATCTTTTTCCATAGCATAGTCACCAGACTCACCTGTAAAAAGTTTACGGGCAGGAACCCAACCAATAAACCCGCCACACATCACAGATGCGTCGATGGCTACGGCAGTATGCTCTAAAGCTGACCAATGCTTTGAGCTAACTAAACGTATAAATAGTTTAACGTCTTTTTCCACATCCATATTCCCTTCGTGGTTGAGGTAAGACACTCTCGCACAACGAGAGGCTGACAGAGCAATGAGTAAAAGAGTATTACCTTTGTACAGTTCTTTTTCCTCATGGGTTACATAAGGCAGATGTAAACCACCATCTGATATGCTATAAGCAGAACATTCGTGGTAAGCCTCAAGCATTAAGCGGGCTACCTTTCTAATCTCTGGCTGGGCTTTTTCGGAAGTACGAAGTTCAAAAAAGTTGAACCATTGAGTGCCAGTCAGCACCACATCCACCATTTGGAACGGCTCAGTAAGTCGGTTCACAATTTCTTTATGAACCCCAAGCAGGTTCAATAAATTAGCCCAAAACCGTTGGGAGTGCATGGAGCAGAACCATACAAGGTCAGCTAATTTAGCCTTTAGACCCGTCAGTGGTTTACCAGCTTGCATTCCTGACTGATTCGTACCCCATTGGTCAGGGTGATAGGGATTCTCTACTAATTTTCGGTCTTTTTTCTTAATCGGAACAGCCCGATTCGACTCGGTATTAGAGGACAAAATACGGTGTTTATTGAGTTGAGCTAAGACAAATCGGGGAATACGAATTTGAAAAGTGGTAATAGTGTCGCCTGTGATGGAATTGACACTTTGTTCGATGACCTTAGCGTGGTATTGGGTAGGTTTCAAGAATTTGCTCCTAATTTCTTAATTTTTCTGACTTCTGACTTATAAGTTCGCAGGGTAAGACCCAGAGTTTTAGCTATTACCTCTTGGGTAAGACCCATTAGACGTTTGCGGACAATTTGCTTTTGGAGGGGGGTGAGTTTAGACCAGAACAGGTTCAGGGTCATTTGGTATTCAGTGGAATCGACTCGGAATGCCATATTGTCTAGGGGAAAATCTCGAAGTTGGCATTCCATGACATAGGTTTTGTGCCGAATAAGGCGGAACCTTTTGCGAATATCCAACCAGCAATAGCTGGTGAGCGTTCCTTTGTTGGGGTTCCAAGTCTTAAGTTTTTCTAGAACCAGACAAAGACCCTCCTGAAAATAATCCTCTCCTTTGACTGACGTATCACGCATAGCCCGACGGATAGCGGGGATTTGGGATTTAACCAAATTTAGTTTAGACGTTTCACAGGCTTGTTGTTCGATGGTTAAAGGTAGGTATTCCATGTGGGTCTAGAATCTGCCATAAAAGACTACGAAAGAACAGTAGAAGAAGCGGTCTGACAGTATAGTACCATTTTGACCGTTTTAAAAATGTTAACTTTCATTAACATTAATTTCTTGCTTCACAGTGGGTAAGACGGCTTAACTCCACTCCACAAGCTAACACGAGCTAACTGCCCGCTTTACCCTAGTTAAAAGGGGTTTAACCCTGATTGATTAAGCTTGGTTCTCACTTAACCAGTTTTTGTTGGGTTAAACCCAGTATAACAGAGAGTAGATAAAATGTCAAGGGGTTGAGAAAAACTTTTAGACTTTAACCCTAGTAGAAAACTACCTTAAATGTTAATGTATCCCAACAAAGGTGGGTCTAAAACAGAACCCCTTGATGCCAGTGTGTCAACTGTTTTCTTAGCGTCTATACTCTTTCTTTTTCAAATCCATGTCTTCCCGAAACTCACAGAAAAACTCGTATTGTTTAGAGTCAGAGTCTTTATAGAGGACTAATCCTGTGAATAAGTTAATGCAGTTATAAGCCGCTTCTTCTGGACTTTGCCCATACACATCGATGTATTTGCCGTTAAAACTAACACGACAATTTATGAACCAAACTAGGTTTAAGGGGTCAAATACTAAGCCATCATAAGTGGAGTATCTACGCAGAATTGGGCGGGATACTTGTCTGAGTATAGTGAGCAACATTTCTAATTCTGTTAGGTTGGATTTTTCCCCTTTAGAGAAAATTTCAGGTTCAACCCCCATTTCTTCTAAAAGTCTTCCAGTCTTTCCCGCCATTAACATCTCAAAGTAACTACTCATTTTTGTCTGGTATTGGTGGTTGTTTAACTAAAGAATAACAGATGGTTCATGAGTTGATAGGACGTACAAAATAATGGCTTCTTGTTTCTCGTAGGACAGTTTAGACAGGACTACCTTCCCTAATTTTATTAACCTTGCCTCCCCCTCAACACGGTCTACATACTCTGAGACAGTATCAAACTCAGCTTCTGTGGAATCAAGGTATAGAATGAAATCCGCTAGGTTTCCCCCTTTAACCCCTAGATTCTGATGGTGTACATGGAGAGAAAGACCACGGGTAATATTGTACAGAATTAACGCATCCAAGCCTGCTTTAGTAGCTCTCTCAATAATATTAAGGAAACACCCTAAATTGGGGGAAGAATTATTGTCTACAGAAGAATTATTAGACATCTCAGATAAGTACCTTTAGTTGGTTGAATCCAGTATAGCAGGGTTATCTAGGGTTTGTCAAGGGGTTTGAGAAAAAATCGCCCAAAGCTAAGTTAGACCCCGCTTGGAGTATAACTGAGGATGCCAGAACAGCAAGGATACAATGTATCGTCACTATTTGTTTCGATAGGATTAGATACAAGTCCAGCAGAAAGAACCTTAAACCAATTTGAGAACTTATTGCAAAGTTCTGTAAATCGGTTAATCTTCACATTTACAGAAGACGTATCGCAAAGATTCGCCAGAAGTTTTGAAGGTCTAGGTCGTGGCATTGGTAACTCTGTCCAAAGAAGTCTGAACGAGGCTATGGGGCAAACCAAGAGAATTGAGAAAGAAGCCACAGAATCTTTAGCAAATATAAATCAAGCGGCAGAAAGGGGGTTGAGAGATGTAGCAACCACTACAACTGCGGCATTAGGACAAGTAAACCAGGCCTTAAAGGATGTAGAATTAAATACCAAAAGGTCTTTAGAGAATACCCAACAACAGGTACAAGCCCAATTAAACCAGATAAAGAATTTAGCATCTGCATCTACAGATGCTAAGGACAAAGCTGTAGGGAAAGCGGCTGAAACATTAGCGAAACAACTATCTGCGATGGATTTCTCGCAAATAGAGAGAGGGTTACAAAAAGTCCAGTTAAAGGCATTAAGTGTGGGGTCAACACTAGCCAATAATTTAGCTGACATCAGAAATAATCTGTCCAAACCTGCGGAAGAAATTGAGAAGGCACTAGAAAGCTCCTTAAAGAAAACCCAAGAAGCAGTAAACATAGCCGATAAAGCACTGGGAGAGTCTGGTAAGAAATTTGCGGAGAGAGTAGGAGTAGCATATAACCAAGCATCAGAAATATTAGCCAAAGAAGGAGTGGATTCAGCACAAAAGGCAGTAAACAATCTGTCTAAAGGTGTAGAATCTGCCATAAAAGACTACGAAAGAACAGTAGAAGGTACGGCTAACGAATTATCCAAAAAAGCTCAACAGTTACAAGTCTTGGGTACAACTGAAGCGATGGCTGAAGCCGAAAGACTTTATGCTTTAGCCAATAGTGTTCGTTCAACGTCAGTGAACACCATAGCATCAGTGAGAGAAAGTGCTACCCAAGCAACCCAAAGCATATCCAAAGAAATGGGTAAAGCAGGGGGTGAAGCGGGGTCTGCATTTGGTGGTGGATTTGGAGCGGCTTTAGGGGGGGTCGTTGGTGGACCGGTAGGAAGTCTTTTAGGTGCGGCAATAGCAGAAGCCCTGGCCAACGGACTTCAGTTAGCTTTAAACTCCAGAATGGAGGTCATTAAAGCCACTCTCGGTGGTTATATGAACACGGTAGCCCGTGGGATGATGAACTTTGCCGAAGAAGAAAGGCGTATAAACATGGGTTTATATGTTACGGGGAAAAGGGAAGGCTTTGGACAAGATAGTGTGGAATTTAACACAAAATCTAAGGACGTACAGAGGGCAGTTACCTTGACTGCATCTGACCTGTCTTATGGACGGGTAGAAATTGCGGAACTATTTAAACAATTGGTAAAAGCCGGGTTTAATTATAATGAGATTATAGGTGGAACAACCCCCGAAGAAATGAGACGGGGGGCATTGTATCAAACTGCTGGTTTAGGAGAAGCAGTAGAGTTACCAGGAGACCAGTTAGATGAAGCCAGCATATTAGTAAAACAATTTAAAATGGCATTCCCTGAAAATAGTATAAAAACTATTGTTAGAGAAATTGCCGCTTTGGGACTGTCCACTCCTGCCGAATTTCGTAGATATAAATATGCAACTCAGGATTCGCTATCTGCGGCGGCCGTAGCAGGAATCTCGATGAGAGATGTGATGCAAGGGTTTGCAACAATGTTTAACTTAAGTACCCCGGAAGTAGCGGGTACAATGTTAAAAACCATCTACAACGGTATAAGTGGGGGTAATGTAAACCGCCAGATGTACGGGGTAGTGTCCAAGTATTATCAGGGAGAGGATGGGCAAGGAGATTTACTAACAGCATTAAGAAATCCTGGAGACTTTGCCGCAGAATTTGCCAGATTAGACACTGTGATGGATTCAGTCCTGAAAAAGGGTGAGGCAGTGGGAATTGCGGGGATGGAGAATGTAACAGGAGACTTTTACAAAAGTCTAGGGTTACAAGAACAAGCAAATATGAGGGCTAGAGGGGTATCTAATCTGTTCGGTGGTGGGGACACCTTCCAAATTGGTTATAGAAACTTAACTCTTGAAGGACGTGAAAAAGCAGAAGAACAAAAACGAGAGTTTGCCAACTTTAATAATGAGAAAGACGGGGAATTGCTACCCGACTTCATTCGACTGCGCCAAAAGGGTTTAAAGGGGGCAATGGAATTAATCGAATCCACCAAAGAAAACGTGGAATCGTTTGCCGCTAAATTGGCTCCTGGTTTTACTCAAATGGTGCTATTTTTCAACAAAATAGCCAACGAGTTAACTGCTGGTATGGAGAAGTTTTCCGGGCCACTGGAAAGAATATCTGAAAAATTAGGCGAAGTATTTGGCAATTTATCAGAGAATAAGCTCATTGATAAATTTGTGGATGGAATTTCCAGTACGTTAGGGAATGTAGGCAGAATATTTGAGAACTGGTTAAACTCAGCGATAGACTTTGTATCGGAAGGGGAAAATGTAGATAGAGTATTTGCAAACCTTAACAACTTACTCTCAGATTTTGCGGGGTTGATGGGTAATCTGGCGGAAGCATTTAAAGCGTTTTTACCCTTGATAAATGAAGCCACAGGCACTATGGCTAAAGCAGGGTTAGACTCTGAAATAAGACAAGTGGCAGGAGACCTTAAATCAGTTGGTGAAGGGGTTAGTGAAAGAGTATTTAACTATGGGGCAGAGACAGGTCAAGTTGAAGGGATAACAATAAGAAATAAAGATGCTGTCAAAGGATTGACGGATAAGGACGCTGAAGCAGTTCTATTAGCCCTAGAGAATACAAGAAGCAAATCTTGGATAAAAACAGGTAGGGAGAAAGCAAGGAAAAATGTATTTGGTGGTGTAACCACATCCGCAGAGAATTTTGCTGAGGAGGGGGCATTAAATGCGGAGACAATTAAAGAGGGAATGCGAAAAGTAGTAATAGGAGGAAAAACCTATTACATAACTGGTGGTACGGGGGCAAACCAAAGTCGATTTATAGAAATTCAAGATGGAAAGATACAAAATGCACTTGTAAGTGATATAACAAAACCAGATAATAGAAAAGAAATAGCAAGAGCTTTAACCACTAAATCTGGAGAATACGGAGTTGCCGATTTATCAACGGCTGGTATGGGGTCTTTCCTAAATCCTAAAATACTGGCAGAAATCGCTAAGGAAAATGGGAATCTTAAAAACCGTCAAGCCGCCACATTAGAAGCCCAACAATCAAGAGTTCGGGACTTATTTGGTAATAATGCAGTTTTTGATGAGAAAACAGGGAAAGTAAGAGAACAGGATAGTGAGGGTAACAGAGCAGATTTATCTTCTAGTAGTTTCGGTACAGAGGCATTATCCAAAACCCCTGAACGTCTGAATGCCTTAATTCGTACTGGGGCAGGTCTAGAGGGAAGTTCTGCGGAGCAAGCCCTAAGAGAAACGGCAAGCAGAAGCAAAATCACCAATCTACAAACAATTACTGGTCTATCTTCTGGAAAAACCAAAGGTAAAGAGGGGGAAGCCTTCTTATTAAGTCAAGCAGATGTCTTAGAGACGGTAAGGAGAAATGAGAAAGAAGGGGCGGACATAGCCAAAACTGCTTCGGAGTTAACACAAGACACAACCAAAGAATTAGAGGAAGCCCTACGGAAAAAGGGACAATTAAAACCTGCGTGGGATAAAATTAAGAAACAGATTGAGTCTGGAGAAATTGTAGGGGACAGCACAACGTTCCTGGAACAATTTATCACAAAAGCCCGTGAAAAGGTAAGCGACAATAAAACCCCGTTTGCCGAAAGAAATGCAATGAATGAGAATTTAATTGCATTGACTAAAGATTTAAACACGGATAAACCAAAACCTTTAGAAAAACCTGGGGCAGTTAAAGAAGGTGTTCCTGCTGACCTAGAAAAGTACCGTCGTCTTATTGACGATATGAACCGGAGCAGAATTGAGCAAGAAAACCAGATTCTCCAACTAAGGCAAAAATCTTTAGAATTGGAGCGTCAATCTTTTGTGTTGGCCACGGCATTTAAAGGACAAGTAAATGCTAATTTGGAGCAATTCTTTGGTATCTTAAGTCAGGCAGAAAATACCCTGTTAGGGAATCAGACAAAACTAAGACAAATAGACCAATTCTTTGTTGACCGTCGGAACAACCTTGCTAATCAGTTTAAAGATGTAAACCCGCAGGTAGGTGGGGGCATCAAGGACAACTATGAGGGTACGGGGCAACCAGTATTTGTACCTAAAGCATCCCCTGATAAAAATGTTAATGCACTATCTAAAGACTTGATAAAAGGGCAATTAGATGCTATCAAAGAGAAACAGAATGAAAGGGCTGAGATTGCTAAACAGAATGAGCTAATTCAGCGTAATCTTACCCAACAAATAAGAAATGCTGTAGCCCAAACGTTCCAACAAGCCACAAACACAGCAACTGGGTTAGCCTCATCTTTCGGGGGTAACAGTGAGTTTATGGTAAAAACCACTCAACTCTTTGATGGGGTAAGAACTCAAGGGGTACAATTAGCTCAACAAATACAAGCCTTAAAAGTTATTCAACAGACAAATCCTAGTGGTTTTGGGGCGCAAGATGCTAAAGCCCTCTCAGGATTAGAAGGTGTATTTAAGCAAATTCCCAGGATGCTGAAGGAAGCGTTAGGGGACGCACTTGCTTCCCTACTCCGTCAGGTAAATACTTTCTTCCAAGACCTATCAGAACGGTCTAGACAAAGAAGTAATGAATTGATGGGTATGGTGATGCCTGGTGGAGCTTCTTCGGGTTTATTGACGATTGTGGGGGACTTACAAAATAGTCTGTTCAAAAATCAACAAGAGAGTTTAGAACTACAACAAGAATCTTCACAGATAAGAAGACAAGTAGAGCTAAACCGTTCACTAGGGGCTGTGTTCCCTGACCAATTCTTTGCCCAAAAAGTATCGATGGGTGAGGCATCTATAGGTGTGAATGATGCAAAAAGAGGGGGGTTAGAGTTAGAAGCTAAAAATCTCCTAGAGACTTCCAAAATTAAAGCCAATATAACCTACTTCAACAGCTTTATTGAGTTATTTCAAGGAGCTAGAGGTCTTAGCAGAGGATTCAGTAGTGTCTCAGATGCTGTAACAGAAGTAGAGCAAAGACGAGAAGCAATTACTAAATCTATCTTCGACTTAGAAACTCAAATACAGTTAATGGAATCTCAACTTGAGACCATGAATAGTGTATTTGGTTCCCTGAGTTTAGTTGACCGTGAGAGACTAGAAGAAGGTAAGAAATATTTAGAGCAACAAAAACAAGCCACAATAGCCCTTCAAAAAATCAATGATGCACTAAGAGGGGAATTAGGGAAATTGGCAATAGCTAAAGTCCAAGAGGATGCTAGGGGTAATGCTCAAAGTGCATTGATGGAATCTAATTCTGCCCGGTCACAAATTCTCGGAATGTCGGATTCCCGGTCTACTCGTAGGGAAGCCGCTTCTATAGATTTAGAAAATTCCCGTATTGATGCAATAAAAAAAGTAACTGAAGCTACTCTCAAAAGTGCTGAGGAAAGAGCTAATATAGTTGCAGAATTAGCCAACATGGACTCAAATGCGGCTAAGGGTATGTATAACACACCTGAAGCTCAAGCGGAAATAGCTAGAAAATATGTTGAGTACCAATCTCGACTCATAGCAATAGACAATGAAGTTGGGAATGCCCGTGTGATGGCGTACAACAACTTAAAAGTCCAAGTTGAAAAATCTGCCTTAGAGTTGGATGAAGGCTATCGTGCAAACGTTCAAATAGCCAATACTGTTGATGGGGCTTTCTCCAATCTTTATGATATTCTCACCGACTCCAGTAAATCTTTTGCTGATAGAATGAGAGATTTTTCCCAGAGTTTAATCAAAGACTTTGGACGGATAGGTTGGGAACAATTGAAGGATGTGATTGTATCCCCCTTCAAAGATATGCTAACTAAAAGAGACACATCTGGGATATTAAACCCAAGTATGCCTGATTTTAGTAGGGTGGGGGCTAATTTAAACTTCCAGTCCGCCGCAATGTCCAACCCTGACGACCCGAAATCGAAGGAAAAACTCAGAGAGCAAATTTTAGCTGTAGATGCCCAACAACAAACAGCATTAAAAGAGTTAAACGAGAGAATGCGTCGTCAAATAGTTTCCTCTGCCAACATAGATGATGCGGGCAAAGCGGCTTCTACGATGTATTCAACTTTGGCCAAGGAAATTGCTAACAACACTAAGGACGCTGAATTATCTAAATTAATCTCAATAGGTTCTGCGAATGGTCAAGAAGGTATGGCAACAAATATTGCCTTACAAACTTCCATTCAAGAAAACATCAAAAACACGCTGTTGCAAAGTCAGACTACGCTGAAAGAGATTTTAGTTAAGTTAAGCTCTAATACTGTACAAAACCCAACAGCTAATCCTCAATATTCTTCAACCGCTAACACCCAGTATCCTAATAACTTTGGTGCTGAGATTCTACCCCCGCCTCCTAACGTAAAACCTGGTACAAAGCCTCAAACTGGCTCCCAGTCTAATGTTTTACCTGCTCCCCCCAGTGTTGGGCAAACTCCGGTTAAACCCAAACCTAAACCTAAACCAGTTGTCAATGAACAAGCAGTAGATTACCAATTGAATAACAACCCTGCCAACGCAGAGTTTAATCGTTTGTTCAAAGAGAGAAAGAGACAAGGATTGACAGGGGGAACCCTAGAGAGAACTGGGAAACCAGAAGTACCACAACCGCTTAGGGATGAGGACACCCGGAGGATTCTGGATGACCAGTTAAGAAGGGGGATGTTTGAAAATGAGAAGAATCCCACTCGTAGAAATCTACAGAATCAGTTAAGAAGTTCTACCCCTAATGAAACTCTTGTTTCAGGGTTAATGGGAGATATGCCGGTAGATTGGTTTGGGGCTTCAACCCCCACTTCTAACTTCCAATCCCTAACTAATCTCCAAATGGGTACAGGATTAGACCGACTTATCCTTGACAATCTTCAAACGAGTTCAGGATTAAACCCCAGCAATTTCTTAATGGGTTTAGGGCTACAACAAGGGCAAGGGCAAGGATTTGGTGCTACCCCAGCTTTCTCATTGGATAATTTAGATATGCTCAGTGTCGCCCCCCAACAAGGGGGTGGAGGTTGGTTATCTAAACTTCTAGGGGGAATGGGGGGTATGAACTGGATGAGCATGGGTATGATGGCATTACCCTTTATCATGTCCCTATTTAATTCTGGTAAGCGTAAAAGATACAACTCTGGGGGGGTTGTACCCGGTGCTGGTACTACCGATACTGTACCTGCCATGTTAACTCCTGGTGAGGGGATTTTAACCAACGCTGGTATGTCCAGAATTGGGGGTGAGAAAAATCTTTATGCCTTGAACTCTGGCAGTCTGAAAATGGGGGCGATTCAACCCCCCAAAAACTTAGGGATGCCCAATCTACCGACCGCAGAAGCCAACAAAAGTAAGAGTGCAATACCCGTTCCAGTTAAAACGGAGGCTGAAAAAACGATAGCCCAATATATGGGTGGTAATGAGGAATACAGCTTACCACCAATTGAACTGTCGTACACCAGCACTACCATAGCCGGTCAAAATTATGTTACCGAACAAATGTTCAAGTCGGCCATTGAGCAATCAGTGGAACGGGCTAAAATGGAAGTTTTCGGCACATTAAAAAATTCCCCCAACACTAGGCGTAAATTGGGGCTTTGACCAGGTTTAGGGGTTTAATTGAAATCCCCTAACAGAATCTTTCTTCGTCTCTTAGGTCAGACAATACCGCTCAAACTAAAAGAAACCTGCCTTAATTTCGGATGCCTTTAGAATTTCCGTCAAATCTAGCCCCCAACTTCTTTCATGTGGATAAACTACCCGATTACGGGCTAAAACTACATGAAAACGAATTAGGACGGGAAATTAGACGTTTTACAGAGACTACAGGGAATAAAACAGAGTTAAGAGTTCTTTATACGGGGATGAGGGCTACGGAGGTAAATACTCTTTTATCCTTTTACAGGGATACAAAGGGGACATTTGAAGATTTTACCCTGCCAACAAGTTTTTATTTAAGTCCTGATGAAATCACTAACTCTTTGGCAGGATTAGACGACACAGAAACTTGGCGTTTCTTAAGACAACCAATAATAAAAACAATTATAAGTGATATTTACCAGACCGAAATAAACCTTATTTCGCTGAAAGAACCACCATCCCAAAGTTCAGGAAATGTAGTGGGGTTTGTGGAATCAGTGGTTTTAAGTTTAACACCTTCGAAAATAACACTAGCCCCCCTTCTTGTTAGTAGGGGTTTTGATTCAATCCAGTTGGATTTTAGCGAGGGGGGTTCAACAGTTATTCCTAGAACTACCGCCCTACTCACTAACTTAAACTTTAGTCTAGCTAGTCTGACTACCTTGGCTAATGCGGGGGCGGGGGCATCATCAGGCAGTCTAAACTTTAGTCTACCCATAGTGATTCCCAGAATACCGGTGCTTATGGGTTTTGAATCTATAACACTAGAGTTAACACAAGGTAGTACAGGCTACTATGAATTAGCAGGATGGGATGAAATGCAAAGCACAATAGTTTCTGGGACTTTTACATCGACATTAAGAACAATCCATCTGGTGAATACAGGTAGTGGTGTGGCATCCACAACTTTACCCTCAAATGCCCCTGATAATTCAATAATCATCTACTCGGATTATGCCGGTACAAGTAGCGTAAGCCCCACGGGGTTTGGGTTAAATAGTTTTACCCTGAACGCTCCTGCGGGTCAAACAATTCAGGGGCAAAATAGTCGGGTTTTTAACGTTGAAAACACTTCTATTCAGTTGATAAAGAAAGGAACCCGTTGGAATATAGTAGGGACAGAATTAGCAACGACAGCCATTCCAGAATCTATGGATGGGCAAATTGACTCCCCATCAAACAAAACATACACTTTAATAGCCAGTGCTAGATATGGTTTTACTATTGAAAACTTAACAGTCTTTACTACCAGTGGAACTTGTACTGTTGCCGTTCAAATTAATGGGGTAAATGTGGGAGCATTAAGTGGCATTAACGTGACTAGCTCTAGTCAAACTGTTAATAGTACGACGGCCAAGACAGTAACCACGGGACAACGAGTAACCTTCGTGGTATCTAGTAACAGTAGTGCTAGTGAATTGGTTTTCTCTCTAGGAACCCGGAGAACTTAGGCAAGAACGCCCAAACTAAGTCTAGTAAACCCGATAAAAACCTATGCCATCATTTTTATTCAACGATGCTAAAACTAAAATTCTACAAGCGTTACTAGACCTTGATGGGGATACGTTTTATGCGTGTTTAGTAACAGCAACTCCTGCGGCCACTGAAACCCAAAGAATCGGGTTGACCGAAGCTACAGGGGGTAATTATGCAATACAGGCTTTAACTGGAAGAACACTGAACAACCCGACGGCTTCGACTGTCAGATGGACATTCTCAAATCCTATTTGGAACAATTTAACTACTGCAAACTCCGCCCCAATAGTTGGGATGGTAATTGTGGAACAAGCTGGTGGAAGTCCTGCTACATCAGACCAACCAGTATGTTTTTTAGAGTTTAACACTGCTTTTACCCCAAGTGGAGCCACGTTCCAAGTAGATATTCCAGTTAACACCGGTGTCCTAACCGCAACCTAATCATGTCTGGATTTACTTATCCCTCCCTAGTTCCCAACGTTATCGACAACTTAGAGTTGCCAGATTTCGGTGTAAAGATATACGACAATGATGACGGGTCTGAGACTCGGAGATTCGTCCATCAAACAGGGAACCATACCAAAATATTGTTAAAATATGAGGGGAGAAGTGAAATTGAAGTTTCGTCTCTAATCAATTTTTGGGGTCTGGTTAAGGGTATGAAGGAGGCCTTCACACTCCCTGAAGGAATTAATCGTCACCCTAGTGCTTACCAATCAGGTATTAGCTTATTAGGGGATACAACTCTTTGGCGATTTGAAGCCCCCATTAAAATTGTTACAGTCTTTACAAAAATTTATAATTTTGATGTACCCCTAATTTCAGTAATTGAGTGACAATAACGCCCAGACTATAGAAAAGTTGAGTGGTAAAACTGATGACAGCCCAAGCCCCGCACTTATCACCTGAACATTTCTATGGAAGATTGGTGTATCTGAAAACAAAGGAAGGTACGGAATACTACTTCCAGAATTTTCAGACAGCCCCCTACAGCTTTGAAGGGGAGAATTATCTCTATCTTCCTTTCAGTATGTTATCTAGCAAAGAAGATTTGGAGATAAGTTCGTCTTCAGTGGAGATAATGTTGGCCAACACTGAAACACTCAGAAACTTATTAAGGGAGACTGATATTAGAGGGTGTAGGCTTAGAGTATACACAATCTTTCCCGAAGAAGAAGGGGCTATTTATGAAACACAAAATACCCGAATATCTTCCTACTCTTTTCAAAAGGGAGTAGTGAATGTCAGTTGTCGTTCCCCTGTAGATGCCATTTCTAATCAAATACCCTCTAAAGTATTTGACCCAGAAGTGTTCCCAGAGCTACCGTATGTGAACAGTGTAAAAACTAACTATAGACCTTTATAAACCATGGAAACACCATATACACCCACTCCCTCAGTATTTGACTTTCAAGGTATCCCCTATGCTTGGGGTGGTAAATCCTATAAAGAAGGACTGGATTGTTTTGGGTTAACGAACCAAGTCTATAGAAAATTTAATTGTGAGCAGATTAATGGTTATGATTGGGTCTATGGGGAGTATGGCTCTGATTCTGATTTACCTACTGGTAAATTAGCGGAACTTTGTGATACTCTGGAACGAGAAGAAAGCCAAGTAACATCAACTTTAGACCTGGTTCTTATTGATTGGTGGGGTAAACACGGTTTAGGAGTTATCGTAGAACACATGAACCAAAAATATGTGGTATATACAGGGAGTGCTGGTACTGGAACTAGCGCATTTATCCCCCTTAGAAGAATTAAACACCGAATAGTTAAATCTTGGAAATGTGTTAAGGGGGGCGTAAAGTGATTAACCCTGAGCAAAATTTTCAAGACTTCTTTTTTAGTCTAAGTTTAAAAACAGAGTCTAAACTTGCCAATGTTCCCGTGTCCGTGGTTAGTGAAGATTTAAAAATTTATAATGGGAGAATGGGTGGAGCTATTGCTCTGGGTATTGTAGGGGGGGCAATCGGGTTTTTCACGGGGGGTACAAGTTTCCTTTTCACCGGTTTAACTCTAGGATTTGCTCTGGGTTCTGCCTTATTTGGCTCAGAGCCTAAAAAGAAGAAAAAACCCCGTGCGCCTAGTTCTTCTTTTTCCTCCATGTCTGGGGATGATATAGCAATACAAGGCTCCGCTATTCCAATTATTTATGCTAGTAGAAGCAAAAACCCTAAAGGGGGAGTTAGGGCTACTGGAAAACTAATTGCTTGTAAAGTGGAAAATCTTGGTGATTCAGCTTACCAATACAATATTATTGCCCTTAGCTTAGGGGAAATAGGCACAATAGATTCCAGCCTAATGCTTATCGATGGCCAAACAATAGAGAGATTTTATGCTGAAGATTTAACCTTTAATTATTTAATTGGGACTCCTACTTACTATAATGATGCGGCACAGGGTAATTTACCTACCGAATTTAACTTCTTTGGTCAGTGTATAACTCCTAACACCTATAATCTACTTGGTTCGTCCAAAAGGGCGCAATCTAAATCTACCTCCCAACAAGGGACAACGGTAGCAATTAATACTTGGCAAACCTCTAATTGTTATGTTTCTGGGCGCAATGGTAATTCAGTCCTAATAACAAAAAATGCGGGTTCAACAAGTAACCCCGATGCCTACGCTCAGTCTAATGAAAATGTTAGGGATGGGGGCGGTAGTATAGGTTGGAGTCTAACAAACAATCGTAAGGTAGCGGTAGGCTATGGTACTAGGGGTAGTAGCAATATTACTTATGGCATCCTTAACGACATTGTAGTTACCCCCCAGCCTGTCCCCCCGTCTCCCCCTCCCCCCGCCGAACCCCTTACTGTTACTACTTATCCCGTCGTTGTAATCCATAACGGTTCACCAGTAGCTATCTCCGGTGCAACTTGGTCAGTAAATGACACCTTTCAAGTTGAGTTAGGTAATGACGGAGGTAATAAAGTGGTTAAATATAGCCAAAATGGAAATCTCCTAGTGGCTTACTCCGGTGTGAATTGGGGTAGTCTTCCAGCTAAGGGGGTAATTTATGATATGGGGACATCCATAAACATAACTTCTTCTGTGGGTATAAGTTTCCCCACTGGTAATTTCGGGGTAGATGTTGTGAACTCTACTCAAGATACTACCACACTGGTAGTCTATGAAGATGAGCAAGATTCCATTGAAAATTGGAGTCGCTTCACACCAGCTGAAATTTACGAGGTTAACTCTGCTAGATTTAGGGTACTAAAGAAAAACGATGCAAGCCGTCAAATCACTATTACCCCCTCAGTCAATATATCAGAAGATGATGACATTTATTGTGTTTGGGAATCTTATTATCAAACCAGTAAAAAAGTGACCAATATTGTGATAAATTTTGAAGGTATGTTTTTCTCTCGTAGAAAACCGGTTGATGCTGATTCTGGGAAAGCAGGAGGTAAAAAGTAATGGGTGGTAAGACGCAAGCTGACGTAGCTAATTTTGAAGATATTTTTCCTTATGGGATAGCCTTTGATGTATACATACAACCTCTGACTAATGAGGAAGGTGAACCAATAGCTTTTTCGGAGGGAAATTGGCAATTCTTAAAGACAATATTTATTAGGGAGAAATCTGAAAATGCTAAACAGTTTAAGTTTGAGATTCGTAATCTCCCTTATGGTCGCTACTATGTTAAGTTAAAACCGTATACTACTGCCCCTAGTAGCACATCAAATACCATAAAATTAAGTTGTACGGGGGAAAATGCGGAAATAACTACCCCTTACACTCTAAGAGGAAAAAATGTAGGCTTAAGGGGGGAGTTCTCATCGCAACCTTCTAACCAAGATATGGCAAAAACCATTAACTATGATGAGGAAAAGAGAATAGTATCGTCAGAAAGTGGTGCGCCCATCCGAATTACCACTGTTTCAGAAGTTGTCATACCCTCCGAAATTAGTAAAATTGCTAACTACAAGGGTGTAGCAATAGTGGGAGTGAAAATAAAGGCCTCTGACCGTATAAGTTCATCACCTGAAGTATCCTTCTTTGTCTCAGAAGGGAGAAAGATTCGTAACCATCTTCACTATGGGACTCAACAATCTCTGACCCCTTCAAATCAAATTACTGATACTACCGTAGACTATTCAGAAATCCCTGAGTTAACCATTGGTCAAACCAAAGTAAGAAACTTAGATACTAAACAAGAGGGTGGTGTTACAGCTTTATCTAATAACCGTATCACGGCGGGTATTACCCTAAACCCAAAAGACCGCTATATTGTTTTTAATTATGCGGCTTCCAATTATTTCCCAGATATTTATGTGGATTGGCTAATTAACCCCGAAGGTGGTTTAGGTGCTGTTATTGATGGGGATGAGGACATTGATTACCCCTCAATTGTAGAGACTAGAAAATTTGTCCGAGAGAATGGATTCTTTTGGGACGGGGTTATCTCGGAAACGGAAAGTTTATCTTCTAAAGTAACTCAAGAAGCTGGGCTATCTTTACTCTACCCTTATTCACCTAATGGGTTATTCGGATTGACTATGGAGAACGAGGATAGATTACCAATAGCAGTTTTTAACTCATCCAACATCCTTAAAGATTCCTTTGAAGAAAGTGTTCTACCTTGGCAAGATACCAGCGTTAACCAAGTGATTGTGGTCTATACGGATGGTACTGATAATCAACGCCCTGCTACCGCCGTTATAGCCCGTACACAAGAATTAGATAATGGCTGGGAAAAGTTAAACTCCATCACTATCCAAGCTCCTTCGATTACCAATCCTGAACAGGCTAAAACAGTGGCAGGGGTAACTCTTAACTCTAAACGATTACAAGACCGTAACATTCGATTTAGAACTGCCACTCAGGGTTTATTCTTATCCCCTGGTGAAGCCATTTTAGTTCAACATCAGACCACTGAATTTAGTTATGAACTGTCTGGTTATGTGACTGAGACGGAGGATTATGATACCTTGGGGCAAACACAAAGAGTTCTTTTATCTCGTTACCCTTCACCATTTATAACTTCCGATTACCGTGCCACAATCCAACTCCAGACTACCGGTGAAGTTATTACTGATTTGCCATTTACTCTGGAACAAGTGGGTGGTAAAACTTATATGAATCTTAGTGAACTACCGTCGCCCGTATCCCTGTATGACCCTGTGGTTGTTGGTAGAGATATGATTGAAAATAAAGTTTATCGTATACAATCTCTTTCCATAAGTGAATCAGGAGAAATAAGTATCGATGCCGTAATTTGGTCGGATAAGCTTTTCGATTTTACTAATCTGGAGTTTATTTTCCAATGAGCAATCTTTCTTTTCCTGCTATAACTCCTGATTTTATGCGAGAGATTGAATTACCTCCTTATGGTATCCATATAGTGACATTCCCTGATGGGGGGGAAGTTCGACAAGTCTTATCAGAGCAAAGCACAAAGTCCAAAGTCAAACTAGAGTTTATTAACCGTAATGCTGTTGAAGTAGGAAATGTGTTAAACTTTTATAAGAATACCAGAGGTGTTTTTGGTAGTTTTACACTACCCCTATCTATTTGGCGACACCCTCTAGTATTGACAAATGCCTATTCCAATCTCCTGAAAAATATTGTCTGGCGTTTTGACCGTCCAATTAGTATAAAAACCATTAGACAAGATGTATATTCTTTTGATACCTACCTAATATCCGTATCGCCTGTAACACCGCCTAACCCCAATAGTTTCCCTGACCAAATTCTATGAGTTTCCCTAACTTCCACCCTACAAGAATTGAGGGCTTTACTCTCCCTGATTTCGGACTTCTAACCATTGAAGACCAAGCAGGGGAAGAGCGTAGAGCTATGCAATACACTGGTGGTAGGGATGCTAAGTTGGACGTTTTTTTTGAAGGGCTTAATGAGTCTCAAATTCTTGAACTATTAGATTTCTATAAAAATATTTATAGCTCTGGGAGGGGGTTCGGTTTCCCCTCTAACTTTTTTGTCGGGCAAGAAATTTACTATGAGGCTTTGAAAAAATCTCTAGGTAAATTTTTACTTTATTTTACAAGCCCCCCCACTGTAAAAACTCTATACAGTGGTATCTACAGCATAAGAACACAACTAAAGGCCAGTAATGCCTTCATTTCTGCCCCCTCCAAAATATATGTCACGTTACAAACTCAAACTTCTGTTAGTGCTATAGCCTCCACAACTTTTGTTGTTTGGAGTCAAGTGTCGGGTTCCCCTGTAACTTTCTCTGAACCTAACAGCTTAAACACTCTTGTGACTTCTCAAGGTGGTGTTTTTAACACTGTCAACGGACGGATTTTCTTAAAAATAGCATTGGTTGATAACCTTGATGTCTTCAGTCTTGTCGAGATAGTACCTTCCCCAACCAGTTTCGATGTTTTAGGTGGTCTTAGCTTGTACCCCTCTGTCCCTGAACACCCCTCTAGCTTAAAGGTCATTCCCCCATTAATCTTTTCCCCTGCTGACTCTGAGGAAGCTTACTTTAAACGCAAAATAAATATAGACTCTGTTAGTTTTAGATGGTCTTTACCCGCTCAACCAGCTTTCTTAACCCACTTTAATATTGAGGTTTATAATAAGCCTAATTGGGAATCTGTAGCTACTACCGAATCTAACTCTTATACTCTCCCCCCTAAAACTACTTTTCGTATAGTTTCTAATTACAATATTGGCGGGCGTATTTTTTCCGCCCCCTCTGATATTTTCTATGTAGACCCCTTGATTCATCTTGATAGCTATGGTTATGGTTCAGATACAGTTAGCGAAATAAAAGTTATCCCTTCTTTCCTAGAGAGCCGAGTTTTAGATTTATTTAATACTCAAGAGTTTCCAGAGAGTTTTTGGGATACCACTATAGGCTTTGTAGGCTCTAACCCTAATGAAAACCCTTTGCCTCTTTCCAACAGTTTCATCTCTGCTTATTCTCTTTCCAGTACCGACGACTCCCCCACTCAAAGTTCGTGGCACGCCCAAGTTTCTGTTATAGGCGGAATTAAATCTGTAACTGACTTAAATCTAGGTGGGGTGGTAATTGGCTAATGTTTAAAGCTATTGGTGAAGTAAAACTCGTTATTACAGACACTCAAACGGGTCAACAAAAAGAAATTATAAAGAATAATACCTTCACTGAACGAGGGTATCAGGCGGCCATGAACTTGGATGGGTCTGTTTCAGGTCTAAAAAGAGACCCATTTTCTGACCCCCGGAATATGGTAATTTCTACTTCCAGTGCTACCCCTAATCGGTATACTATTTCTGTTCCAGGTATTATTGCTGAGTGTCAATACCCTTCTGGTGCTTCTGAGGGAACCTGGGTAGAAGCTACAGAAGATACACCGATGTACGGAGAATTAAGGGGTAGATTAACCTTTACAGGGGCAAATCGTACTTTTCAAACTGTCGCTATAGTAGATAAGGGTTCGGGTACGGCGGGTGTTGGTTTTACGACTGCCAATGCCTACGCTTACGTTAGATTTGAGTCCCCAGTCACTCAAGCCTCCTTTGAAACCATCGACATTTTTTATCGGGTCTACTTTATTAACAGCCCTGGGTTTGGTCTACCACTAGGGGGAGACTTTGTAAGACATCTCGGACGGCGTTTATTCGGTTTTGAGTCTATTTCCGAATTGATTGGTAGTGGCGGTGACAAAACACCTGGTCAGTATCCTAGTCTTACTAGCGTCCCTAATCCTGATAGTTATAACTTTTTTGCCGTAAGGAATACACTAGCAACCAACGTCTCAGCACAATTTATCAATAACGGTAGTTCTGGTTTGGCCACTTGGAGATATAATCAAAGCACTTCCCCTAGCCTTAGTTTTACTTTTGGTGGAACTTCCGTAGGTCTAGATGCTTTCACTGGACGGGTTCTCAATTCTTTAGCTTTCGGGGTTATTCCCAGTAATAATAATCGGTGTATATCTGCTTTCCGCTTTGCTGACCCTAATCGAAGCCCTATTCAAACCTCTTGGGGTAAAAGAAATGGCGCACCTTCAGCTTTTTACGATGCTTCCTGGAGTGCCAACGGGACTGGTAGGGTTATCCCTTCTGGTTCTTGGACGGGTATCTACCCTGATATGTACCGTGTTCGCATTGTGGATTCTGGTAATGTTGGTTCAGCAACTTATAAGTTAGAACGTCAAAGATTTACCCACTACAACGGGAACTCTTGGGCGCAAGTTACTGACACCCCGCCCCATCTTTCACGGGGTAATACTGCTATCCCCTTTCCTGATTCACATGGACATCAAGATTTTCTTAATTATAAAGCTTTTTCAGAACGTAAGCTGGTACGTTGGGATGCTACAGGTGTAGTCCTAATTGATATTTTCAATGGGGAATATAAGGTTTTTGATGCTGATAATGACCTGACAGTTTCCAACGCTAATTTACCAGTTACAAATATCAAACAGGTAGAAGTTGTTAATGGTCTCATCTATGTTGCTTGCTCTAACACGGGACTTTGGAGAATTAACCCTGCTGGTGGTACAAATTCTATAACTTTACTATTGAATGAATCCGTCCACGGAGTTACCAGTATTTATTACCAAACTGGTTTAATTATTGTTGCTGTCACATCTAACGGATTTAGATGTTCCGATAATTGGTCTACTCTGTTCACCCCTTCTTCTACTTGGATTACTGATTTAGGTTTCTTTAGAGCTAAAGTAATTGTAGGTTGTAAGTCGGCTAATCGTCCTAATGGTGAATTGGCTCTCTACCTTACTAATGGTTCCGACCGTAGGATTGTTTGGTGGTCACGGACTATTGCTAATGGTAACGCTATTGACGCATTTTCTTCAGGGGGTTTATTTAATTTAGAAAATACTATTCAATGCTCTACTTTTGGTGATTTTTGGCTTGCATCTTCCGCTAATGTTGGCAATCAGAACAATACCAGGACTATGACATTTGGTTCTACCAATAATCCTGTCCTGGGTGGAGGTAATATTCAGTACATGGACAATAATATCCCTGTTTTAGGGTTTTTTGATGAAAAAAATTCATACTATTTTTCTTCCCATTACAATAATGGTTATGATGTTTTAATAAACGGTTCGGTTACGAAAGTTGAGGCTGTCAGTCCCTCCTACCCAAGCAATTCACCCCGTCCCCCTAGTTCTCTTGTTTATCTGGGTAGAAATTTAGTATTTTCTTTTGGTAGTATTTATACTTGCTCGTATGGGTGGGAAGAATGGGGCTGGGACGGCTCTACCTGGGTTGAGGGTCATTCAGGCTCTAAACTTACCCATAGCGGCTCTCAAGCCATTTTAGATGGTCTTTCTGTTCGATTTGAGAATGGTTCGGCTGGTACTGCTTTTACCACCACTGATTTCTACACAGTTCCCGTTTGTTACGGGGTTTTAGGGGATAACGCCCGCTATGTGGACAGTTTCATCACAATTACTGCCTCTAGTGTAACCTATCAGTCCAACATAGGTAGTTTAACTGTACCATCTTCCCCCCCATATAGTCTCCCTTTACCAGCCTCTACAAATTCAAATTTTGCTGGTTTAATCGGTTCTGATGTAAATTCCATTTCCGTTTCTCTTAATGGTACACCCGTTCCTAATTCCAACTTACTTTTTAATGGGGCTACCCCTCCTGAAGGCGGTTTAATCTCCTTCAACAACACCACTGGGACTGCCTTTTTCCATCCTTCCGATGCTGGAAAAACTTTCTCTGGTTATTACTCGTATTTGACCTCTGGTTAGACAATAACGCCCAATCTGATGACAGCAGGAGGTTTTTATGAGTCTAAATTTAAATGACTTAGGATTAGTTGATGTAGTTAGAGAAATTGTCGATAGCTTACAGGCGGGTGTGGTACACATTGTCCGTCCTTCGAGTATTGCCTCTAACCCCTTTGAGAGTTCGGATAACACTCCCCTTTTAGTAGGGTCTTTCCCTTTAATATCTTTTAAGGATGGTACAATCCATGAAAGACTTCAATTTAGCTCCAATGCTTCTGGTATTTTCAGGTTTAAAATGGCTATTCCTAATGCAGAGGTCTTAGTTGGGGATTACGCCTTTATTAATTGGTCTGAAGGTGTCCGTATTATTCCTGCTGTTGTAAAAGAAGTTAATTACAATCTATCTGCATTATCTCCAGTTACGGTTAATTCTAATGAGGGTGTTCCTTATACTTGGACACAGGTTCAGGAGTTACTAGCCGATG